TCACTGATTAAAACTTGGTTGAGCGAAAAGCGTGCTCTGTTGATGGCGGTAGACCCAATGTTCATCACTGCAGCGACGTGATTAACGTTCATCGCCGGACTGAGAAGATATCCGCTAAAGTTCTGGTACTTGGATTTGATCTCCTCGCCGCACGCCTCGACCGTCTTTCGGATGATCGAGTTGTCCCCCTCGAGCGGGATCGTTCCCTCCTGCGAGGTAGTCACGCTGTCGGCGTCCGAGTCTTGAGACATCAGATCGGCGGTAGTAATTACGTCCGAATCAACGTAGAGCATAGTTTAGGAAAAAAGCGGGCCGCTCGAAAGGAGAGGAAAGCGACCCGCCCGAGTTACAACGACCAGACTTCTAGTACTCGATCCAGGCCCGCACGCCAATGGTGTCGCCGCTGTCAATCTGCGTCACGTTGACGCGCAGCTTACCGCTGGCCGTTCCAATGGCGCCGGACTGCGGTTGCTCGTACTTGCGCTTGGACCAGACGCGGTCATAGCCGGCAGCAATGCCGCCTTTCGCGCTGACGACCATGTCCGCGATCGATGCTGTAAAGGCATTGACTGTTTCTTCCAATTGCAGTTGGAAGCCCTTGGCGGCCGTCTGGCTCTGCACCTGAACGAACAGCGTGTAATCGCCGGTGATGGCTGAAACGTCCAGGCCGGCAGTGGGGGTGACAGCGCCCGTCGCGGTGACGGACTGGACCCCGGTGGTGATGGCTCCGATTGTCATTACAGCCATGATTAGTTAGAACCCCCTTTGCTTTTTCCGCTGCCAGCGTCGACAACGGCTTTGACGGTGGAGGCGATCAGGCCGGCGAGACGCTGGTCGTCCTCGGGCGTGCTCCGCATCCGGAGGGTCGATTTCCGGTCCTCCTCCGTATTGAACAGCCGGATACCTTCGGCTTCCACGCGCTTGATCTCTGCCTGGATTTCCTCAGGAGTGGATAAGCGGTGGGTTTCTTCGACGATCCGTTGGGCGGCCGCCTTGGCTGGCGCCTGGAAGACGCGCCCCCCGACGACATCGCGCATTGGCTTATCGAACGATGTGATGTGCACCAGATCGGACGGCAGTTGCCGCATGACCTGGAAAACGTTGCGCCAGTAAGGCGTCGGCTGGCCGGACAAATCGTGCTGATATTGTGAGTTCATAGGTCGATTAGATTCTCCGTGAATGAAAGATTGTGGTCGCCCTAGTTGCTCTGGATGATGACGCCGTGATTGTTACGCAGGACGTTGCATCCATACAGCACGTCGACCGTAAACTGCTGGGCCAGCGTGTTCGGCGCATAGCTCATGACGATGCGGCAGCCGAAGTTCCCGGTCTCCGCATATTCGGCAATGGCGCCTGTTCCGGGGATGGGCTGCGGCAGGCGTCGCATGACCAAGCCGATCGCGTTCCGCGTGAAAAACAGGTTCTGGTATGCGGTCGCGAGGGTGACGTACTGGGACCGGAAGACGGTCGCGCCCTTGATCGTGCCGCCAGCGACGCTGCTGGTCTGGCCGGCGAGCGAGCCGGTGATCATCGGTGAAGGCTGGCCCGAGGGTCCAGTCATCTGGAACTCGGTGAAGCGTGCGATTTGCCGGAGTGCCGAATAGGCGGTCGATGAGACGACAGCATACCGCTGCTGGTTCATCGGAACCTTCGCATCGAACAGAACCTTCTCCGCCGCGTCAATGCGCGCTTCGTCAAAGGTCGAATTCGCGCCCTGGCTGGTGTTCGCCGTGAACAGTGTATACAGCGCGAGCAGATCCGTCTCGATGCGCTCGACAACCGCAATGATGGCTGGCTGCAGATATGCGTCGAGCAGATCCGGAGCTACCAGCACGCGCGTGGCGTCCGGTATGTTAAAAGTCGCCTCAACGTGCTGGTTCAGCACGATCTGAGCGTTTCCCAGGTTCGGGTTTTGGTTTTGAACCGATCCTGCTTCCGCGAGGTTGTTCGCGGTGAGAACCGGGGAAATAGAAACGTTGACGGTATCGCCCTGCGACGCAAGTGTGGCTTCGAAGTCACGGTTGACTAAATTCCCCATGACCAGGTTACCCACGAGCGGAGGCAAGACTCGCGCGGCAACTACCTTCGCGATCGCCTGCGCTACCTGTACGGAAACTACCTCGTTTGCCATTTAAATGGCCTCCTGAAATAAAATTAGACGATGTTGCCGGCGAGAATCTGCTGCATCTGCTCAGCACGCTCCTCCGGCTTCATTGCGTTGATTTTCTCTGGAGTCAAATCCGACATCTTCACCGGTCCGCCGCGGACGCCGGAGTCCCGCTTGTTGCCGGGTCCTGCGCCTGCGCCGCCACCACCCTTGGATGCGAGCATGAACGAGTAAGTGGTCTCGGCTTGGGTCTTCAGCCAGTCGGCGGCGGGAAGTACCCCGCTGTCCGTTTCGACTACCAGACGGCCCTCGTCGTCATACTTCACGTCACCCTGCGTCGCCTTGAAGAAAAGCTCCCGTTTGGATTGATCGCCGAACGAAAGTTCGTTCAGCGTATTCCTTACGAAAGTCACGCGCTCGGTTTCGAGTCGAGCCCTTTCGGCCGCTTCGCTTTTCGCTTCGGCTGCCTCATATTTCTTCTTCAATTCCGCCATCTCGCGCTCATGCTTTTGAAACTTAGCGTTCAGAACGGGATCGATCTTGGGGTCGGTTGGATCGACCGGAGGCTCGCCCGCTGGCGGTTCTCCGGCTGGTGGTTCTGCCTTCTTCTCCAGAAGTTTTGAGATATCCGTCTTCAGCGACTTGGCGATCCCGTTCAGATCCTTCCTGATCTCCGTGAGGAGTTCCGTTCGAAGTTCTGTCCGAAACGCTGTCGCGTCGAACGCTCCCGGCTGTCCTGCTCCGGCGCCGGCTCCGTTTCCACCACCCGCGGCCGGATCCCCTGCGGCATCCATGAGCGGGCCTCTGCTTACAAAGTTAAACATGCTTTTTTTCTCCACCCCGCGAGACTGCGCGGCCAGTTTGTCCCGTGATTTGTGTGGCCCACGGCGGCCAGGATTACTAATTAAGACAGAAAGGAATGATGATCCACCACGGCTCGTTAAGCGTCATGAATGCCATCCCGTAAACTGCTCGCCCACGTATCACCGCTGCCTGCATCGCTACGAGACAAGGACAGCTTTTCATTTAGCACGCACCCGCTGCAGATCCAGTCCGAGGTTGTCCCGCCGCAGATCCTTGCGCTCGTTAGGGATGCACAGCAGCATGGCCGACACGAGATTGCCGAACACATTCAGCGGGTTCTTCCGCCAGTTGTTCGGATTCCAGAGCCGGCTGTTGTGGGAATAGATGCGATATCCGCGCTCCATCAGCCAGGGAATCATGTCCTCGTAGAGATTGGGCTTATCGTACTCGACGTAAATCACAGGCCGGCAGCGGTCGACCGTCGCATCGGCGCCTTGCAGGATGTCTAGCTCCTGGCCATCCACGTCGATTTTGATGAAGTGGCAGCGGCCGAGATCCAGCGCGTCAATGGTTGTCTGTTCGACGTTGACGATCGGCGTGTCCGTTTTCCAGCCTGGCGCGTGGAGCTTCTTGGTCTCGACGTCCGTCATCTGGATTGTGCAGCCCTTCGAACCGAGCGCCGCGCGGAAGATAGCGACGCGCGATCCCTCACAGGCTTTGGATAGCAAGTCGAGATATTTCGGCTGGGGCTCGAACGCCAGGACGTCGCCTTTGGACCCCACGATACTCGCCGCGGCCAACGTCAGGCTGCCAACATTGGCTCCTGCTTCGACCATCACATCGCCGGGCCTTAGGATGGCCCGAAAGGCGTCTACCTCGCCTTCGCTCCACTCGCCATAATAGTCGAGGGAGCGCCCGATGTAATGGTCGCTGGAGTACCAGAACAGGTCTCCATATCGGCACGGAGCCGTTTTGATCCCCTGGATGGACGGTGGATGCGCCGGCCGGTCCCAAGTCTCTCCTGTGGGCCTGTATGCGCGACGGTTGGCCACTTTACTGGCCAGCATGGACCCGGCATCTTCCACGATCCCTTCCCAATCCATCGGAACGGCGCCGCGAAAGAGCAGGTGCTTCGGATACCAGGGAGATGTCGAGCCTTCGCGACCCCATCGCCAGTCGGTCGGCTGGCCGAGGAGCAGCCAGCATTCCTTGCCGATAGCGCCGGCCAGATGAGCGACGCCGGTGTCGACGCTGATCACCACGTCGAGTTGCTCCATTGCGGCGGCCATGTCTGCCCAGTCGTGCGTATAGGCGCGCAGGTTCACAAGGCCGGACTCCGTGTCGTTGATCTGCAGGCTAAAGAAGTCGCACCCGGGCGTCTTCAGCAGCGGGCGAAGCGCTTCGAACGGAAGCGACCGGAAGCGGTCCTGGCCGTGCTCTGGGTTGCCCTGCCAGCACAGCCCGACGCGCAGGTTGGTGCTCGGGCCGAAGTCATAGCTGCAGGTGCCGATTGACGGTGACAGATACGTGTCGCCTGTACCCCACATCAACCCACCACCCGGCAGCACCAGATCGAACATGCTATCCGTGGCAATTGCCATTTTCAGCGGCAAGCTGCCCAGCGTGGTCCATACATCGAACTCGACCGCATCCTGGTCGCATGTCAAGACCTGGGAGACGCCAGGTACACTCGCGAACAGCCGGGCCAATTCCGGGTAAGTATGCAACACGACTTTTTCGCCGAGTTCAGCCAACAGCGGCAGATAACGCGCGAACATGATCTCGTCGCCAAAACCCTGCTCGCGTGCGATGAATAGGGTCTTGCCGTTTGCGGGGCAAATCGCAGAGTCAATTCCTGTCCCACATTTTTCACAGATGGCACGGCCTTGCAGTGCAAACCTGTTGCGCTGATGTTTTCCCCAGACGTGCCCCTGCGTGAGAGGCCCACCGTCCCATTCCTCGTATTCGTCCATGAGTGTGGCCAGCTTGAGTCGCGACGGTCGATGCTCATAATCTAGCCACCCACGTTCGAAGTCGCCTGCGCCCAAGCGGAGAGATGCGCGGCAGAACAGAAGTCCATGCTGATCGGTGCAGGCGGCAAGCCCCTGCTCGAGGATGGCAGCAGCGTCTTCATGCCTTGCCGCGCGTTCGTAAATGCCGAAGAGTTGGATGTAGGCTTGCGCGTAGGAAGGATCTCTGCTGATCGCCTCCCTGCACCACGGCTCGACGGCATTCGGTTGAAGATCCAGGCGGTCATCTGCGAAAGCCGCATTCACGCAGGCTGCGGCGTTGGTCTTATCCAGATTCGCTGCACCGGCAAACCGAAGAGCGGCTGTCACCCAATCCTTAGCCGCCAGGGCTGCGCGCCCTCGCACGAACTGAGCGTTCGAGCATTCAGGGTCCGCATCGATGGCCCAGTCGAGCATTTTCGCGGTGAGCGGGGAAGCCAGCGGCTTGCGAGCCGCAATCTCCGTCAGGATCTCGGCCTTTTCGCGGTTTGCTATGCTAGCGTCTGGATTAATGGGGTTTTCGATCTGGTGAGGTGACGCCATAGATTAAAGTAAGCAACTTCCGACTGTCGCCGCAGTATTCGCCGACGCCGCAGTTCTTCCCAGTGCGTCCACGACCGTGCGAAGCTGCGCGACCGTTAGGTTTTCGAGCGCCGTCGCCATGAGCGTTGTAAGTGTCGCGGCCGGAATGGTCGGCGCCGGGTCTTTTGTTACCGTCTTCGCTCCAGAAACAGTGGCTGCCATGAAATCTCCTTAGTTCAGCACACCGGGGATCGTCTTCGCGACTTCGATCATGCTCTTGGTCGTCGCGCCGCAATGATACGGGCAGAGCACGCCGAGTATTCCAACGGACCACTTCGACTGCGCCAGCGTCTGCAGCAACAGCATCTCGGCGTTCTCCTGGCCGAGTTCCGCGCACACTTTCTGCTTCGCATAGACTCCGCAATGTGGATGGTCGCATAGCACAAGGAACATCGGCGCGGCGGTTTGTTCGGTCACCAGTCGGATCATGCTGCTAACTCCGATGCGACGCGTTTCTTCGCGGTCGCTGCCTGGAGATCCTGCTTGAAGCTCTGCAACTGCGCTTCCTGCTCCTTCTGCGCGAACTCCAACCTGGTCGGCGCAGCGTCCACTTCCTTGCACATGGTGTCGAGCAGATCCTCGTTCGAATCCTCAAAGACATCCCGGATCGTGCGCTTGTCCATTTCCTTCTCTGCCGTCTTGCTCGGGATGCCCAGCGCCTGGAACTCCTCGTTCAGAGCGATCGTCTCAGTCGCCGGCTTCGTTTCAAACGTGAACCCGCGGACGTCGAACTCGAGGTCCATCTCTCCGCGTGCCGCGGCCACGTCGCCCAGCGTGAGTTGCATTCCCGCTCGGATGCAATCGCCAAAAGCGTTCAGAACATCATTCGCCGGCATCATGTCCATTTCTTTCGAGTAGCCGGAGTTTGCCGAGGCTGTCGCGCTCGCGCTGCGCCCTTGCGCCTGCATATACACCGTGCGATATGCTTCCTCGCGCAGGGCGTCAAGCGCCTTGCTGGCCTCGCCAAAGGTATTATGCTCTGGCTGCAGGTAAAAGGCGTCGCAGTCCTTGTCCGGCAGCGAAAGGAAGCCGACTTCAGATCGCGTCACGTTGTCGATGTCCGAAGCGCCCTTGATCACAAGCCAGGGCAGGTTTGTCAAGAACATCTGCCACGAGGACGTGTTCTTCAGGTCCATGTGTTCGAGCAGCAGCAGGTACAGACGATTGGCCAGCCACAGATTGTCGCGCACCTGGATGCGTCGCATCGGAACGCGTCCGGCTTTGGCCAGAGCGTGTGGCTTCGGTCCAGCGATCTGCGTCGCTTCCCGCATGTCTCCGATTGGCCGGTTATCTGGTCCGAAGAGCGCAGAGACGACGTTATCGTTTGCCTCCGGCGTGCGGTACTCGTAGATGCTGTAATTTTCGCGGTCGAAGTAATACCAGCGGACAACGAGTCGCGGTGTTTCGAGGAAGTCGCCCTCGAGCGTGCCGGTGCGGATCACAGCCCATTTCAGATTGCCAGCGCTGTCGGTCGCCCAGTTGATCACGTCGCGCGGCGCGTAGTTCACTAGGTACGGCTTGTCCAGGCCGGCCGCCTGCTCGTCCGCGAGCGTCAGTGGTTCGACCTCGGCGTGCGGAAGATCCGTCAGGATCCAGGAAGAACGGTACAGCATCAGGTTCGCGAACACGCTGCGGAAGGTATCCACGAACGTCGTGCCGCCAGCGTCGCAATTCTCCAGGAAGTCGTTGTACCAATCGTCGACACCGTCTGGCAGGACGATCTCGGGGTTGCGCCGGAAGAGTGCCGCCTCGTACCAGCCGAGCGCCTGGCCGAGGATGTTTTGGTAGGTGAGACGCTTGCACCGTTCTGCGTAGACGTCCGGAAGTTCCTTCGGCCGCTTGGCCAGGAAGCGCGTCACAGCGGCCTTCAGCCGCGCGCCGCCAGCGGCCAGGAGGTCGAAGTCCATC